AAACCGGAACCGATAGGCAACATTCTGTTGACATCGACCCCCCTAAACGCAGAAAGCCGTTAAGGTACCCCTACCCCCGGGGGTATAATATTATTTCTTCCGTTTCTTCCGCTTGATCCCGGTCACATGTGACCAGTTCTTCCCGACCATGATATTTCGGATTGTGTCCCGGCAGACGCCGTATTCGTTTGCAATCTCCTGGTAGGTTCTACCGTCTTCAACGATACGAAGAACCTGCTCCTCGCTCAGCATTGCCCGGCCATTCTTGACACCTCTCGGTGTCCGGTTCCTGACAAACCTGTCCAGCATATTGTCTTGATGCGTCCCGGTCTCCAAATGATAAGGGTTAACGCACTTCGGATTATCGCACTTGTGCCGAATAACCTGGTCCTCGGATATCTCTCCGTGGAACACCATGTAACAGAACCGATGACCACTGACAGTTTTCCCATGGAGACTGAACGATGGGTACCCCTTATAGCTGACAGAGCCTTTGTATATCCAGCAATTCGGTTGCTTCTTGACTTCGACGCGTGAGAAGAACCTTGCAATATCGTAGAGGTCAATGGTCATTGGATAAACCCCACTCTTCCGTTATCTATTATCCCTATGCTATGCTAACAATCAACCACTATCCTTTACCAACTGTCAGTTGACCCATGTCATCAGCCAAATCTCCTTTGCCCTCTGACCTTTCTCAGTTGCCTGAGGATGTCGTCAAGAAGTTCGCCCATCTTTTGGATCGTGCAGCGGGTCTGACGAAAGAGGCAGGTGCCCGCGAAAGCTTCCTGGATTTCGTAAAGTTCGTGTGGCCTAACTTCATTGCCGGGAGACACCATAAGATCATTGCGGAGAAGTTTGAAAAGATTGCGAATGGTGAGTTGAAGCGGGTGATCATTAACCTGCCTCCTCGTCATACGAAGTCGGAGTTTGCAAGCTTCTTGTTTCCTGCGTGGATGATTGGGCGCAGGCCTGAACTGAAGATCATGCAGGCTACACATACGGCGGATCTGTCTGTACGTTTCGGTCGTAAGGTGAAGAACCTCATGGAGACCGAGGAGTATCAGAAGGTATTCGGGGTGAAGCTGCGGTCTGACTCTAAGGCTGCGTATCGATGGGAGACGGATGGTGGTGGGGAATACTTCGCTTCCGGTGTCGGAGGCAACATTGCTGGTCGCGGTGCTGATCTCTTCATTGTCGATGACCCACACTCAGAACAAGACGCACAATCGCCAACTGCCCTTGAGAACGCATGGGATTGGTACACTGCTGGTCCTCGCCAGCGTCTTCAGCCTGGTGGTACTATTATTCTCGTTATGACCCGATGGGGCGAAGGTGATCTGACGGCGAGACTTTTGAAACAGTCTGCTCAGGATCCGAAGGCTGACCAGTGGGAAGTGATTGAGTTCCCGGCGATCATGCCGAATGGCAATCCTCTGTGGCCTGAGTACTGGAAGCTTGAGGAACTGGAAAAGGTTCGTGCTTCGATTCCGTTATCGAAGTGGAATGCTCAGTACATGCAGACACCAACTGCTGACTCGGCATCCATTATCAAGCGCGAGTGGTGGCAGAAGTGGGAAAAGACGGACATCCCTCGTTTGCATTATGTCATGCAAAGCTACGATACGGCGTTCTTGAAGTCTAACAAGGCTGACTTTAGTGCCATTCACACCTGGGGCGTGTTCTATCCCCGGGAGGATGGGCCTCCGAATGTGATCTTGCTGGACGCAAAGAAGGGTCGATGGGAATTCCCTGACCTGAAACGCATTGCATACGAGGAATACAAATACTGGGATCCGGAAACGGTGCTGGTCGAAGCCAAGGCTGCTGGTCTGCCCCTGTCTCAGGAACTTCGGTCTACTGGCATTCCAGTGGTGAATTTCAGCCCGAGTCGTGGTAATGATAAGTTCAGTCGCATGAACTCCGTTGCACCACTATTCGAGGCTGGCTTGGTGTGGTATCCTGAAACGAATTGGGCAGAAGAGGTCATTGAAGAGATGGCAGCTTTCCCGTATGCGGAGCATGACGACCATTGTGACGCAGCTACACAGGCCTTGATGCGCTTCCGGCAGGGAGGGTTTCTAACTCACCCGGAAGACTTTGAGGTCGAGCGCGTCGAGAAAATTGGGAAGAGGGTTTACTACTGATGGCTATTAATCCGTTCAACAATGTCACATCTCCTATTTATCCTGATCCAGAAGAGAACATGGACGAGTTGACGGACGAAGAAGCGTCAATGGAATCCGAGATGCAAGACGAAGAGCAAAGCTACGAGCTTTCAGAGGAAGAAGAAAATGCTCTGGAGCTGGCAAATCTCCCTTTTGATGCGAATCTTGCGGAGTATGTCAGCGAGTCAAAGGCAGCAAAGGTCGCCAAAGAACTAAACGATCTCATTGAGCAGGACATCACGAGCCGCGAAGAGTGGGAAAAGGTCTATGAGCAGGGCATGGATTTGCTCGGCCTCACCTATGATGACCGCACAGAGCCGTTTGACGGCGCGACAGGTGTCACCCATCCAATTTTGAACGAGTCAGTAACTCAATTTCAGGCGCAGTCATATAAAGAACTGTTGCCTCCTGGTGGCCCAGTCCGTACTTCGATCATTGGCAAGTCTACCCCTGAGAAGGAAGCACAGGCCGAGCGCGTTAAATCCTACATGAACTACCAGATCACTCAGGTCATGGAGGAATATGACCCTGACTTTGACCAGATGCTGTTCTTTGTGGGCTACGGCGGATCTGCCTTTAAGAAGGTAACCTACGATAGCTACCTTGGCCGGGCCACATCCCCCTACATTTTGCCTAAGGATTTGATCGTTCCGTACTCTGCCCGTGATTTGATGACCTCTGAGCGTGTAACGCATGTCCTCAGATACACGCCTTCGGAACTGAAACGCCTACAGGCCAATGGTTTCTACCTTGATATCGACGTTGGTAAGCCATCTTTCAGTGATGCTGACCCCATCAAGGAGAAGATGGACAAGATTAGCGGCGTTGAGCCTTCATCAGAGCCTGACGAATACGTGCTTTACGAGACGCATTGCTATCTGGATCTTGAAGGGTTTGAGGATAAAGACGAGAATGGCGAAGAAACGGGGCTTATGCTGCCGTATGTCATCACGTTTGATTCCCAATCCGGTAAGGTTTTGGCTATTCGCCGCAACTGGAACGAAGCAGACGTTAACAAACGCAAGAAACAGTACTTCGTACACTACAAATTCTTGCCGGGCATGGGCTTCTATGGCTTCGGCCTCGTCCATTTGCTAGGAAACCTATCTCGTTCTGCGACTTCTATCCTTCGTCAGCTCATTGACGCTGGTACATTGTCCAACTTGCCTGCTGGTTTCAAGGCAAAGGGTCTCCGTGTCGAGGATCAGAGCCCAATTCAGCCGGGCGAGTGGCGTGATGTCGATGCTCCGGGTGGTGATTTGGCCCAGAGCCTGCTCCCGCTGCCGTACAAAGAGCCTTCAGGTACACTTTTCCAGCTTTTGGGCTTCTGTATTGACGCAACACAGAAGTTTATTGGCACGACAGACCTTGGAATGGGTGACGGCAACCAGGAAATGCCGGTCGGAACAGCAATGGCTATGCTGGAACGCGGTAGCCGCATCATGTCTGCGGTTCACAAGCGTTTGCACTACGCTCAAATGCAGGAATTGAAGCTTCTTGCGAAGGTTTTTGCGGAATATCTGCCACCTGAGTACCCATATGAGGTATCCGGTGGCGATATGACCATCAAGGCCTCTGACTTTGACGACCGTATCGATGTTGTTCCAGTCAGCGACCCTAACATCTTCTCTATGACGCAGCGTATCACGCTTGCTCAGCAGCAATTGCAGCTCGCACAGCAGGCTCCGCAGATGCACAACCTCTATGAGGCGTATCGTCGGATGTATAATGCGCTTGGTGTCACGGATGTTGATCTTATTCTTCCGCCCCCTCCTCAGCCACAGCCGGAATCGCCTGCTCTGGAGAATGCGCGGTCAATGGTCATCCCGTCAGGTGGTCAGCCGTTGAAGGCTTTCCCTGATCAGGATCACCTTGCTCATATGGAAACACATCTGACGTTTATGCAGTTGCCCTTGGTGCAGATGTCGCCCCCTGTGTATGGGGTTTTGATGTCGCACGTGCTTGAACACATGTCTCTCGCAGCACAACAAATGGTTGTGATGAAGATGCATCAATCAGGTGTTCCGATGCAGCTCGATGACAGCCAGATGCAGATTGAAGTTGCAAAGGCTGAAGCTCAGATGATGCAGCAGTTGATGCAACGTCTTGCTCCTCCGCAGCAGGGTGACCCATTGGTACAACTCCAACAGCAAAGCTTGCAGCTTAAGGGCCAAGAGATTCAACAGAAGGCTGCACGTGATGCGCAGCAGATGCAGTTGGATGCAGAGAAGATGCGCCAGAAGGTTGCCATGGATCGCGAGAAGACGCAGTCGATGGAAGACATCGCACAGCTTCGCGCTAACGTCGCACTTGCTCGTGTCGCAGCCACCAAGAGGCAGTAATGAAGAACACTGGAATCCGTTCCCTCGCTCAAAATCTTCAGGGTCAAGGACGTGGTCGTGATACGATCCTTGCTCATATCATGCCTGAAGAAGCAGCAATGCTTAAACGCATGGGCGGGAGCGGAACAGTAAATCCAAGAACTGGCTTGCTTGAGTTTGATAATCCAAGCATGGGATCTTATGATGGCGGCGGAGACACTTCCGGAAATGCGGATACCTCAAGCTGGGGCGGAGGTAACTTCGTAACCAATGGTGGCAACGGTAACGATGGCGGAAGCATGGCAGCAGGAAGAGCCGCTGACCGGGCTTCTGTTCCCAATTATTCCGCAGATAGTTCTTCGGGAAGTGTCGGCGGTGGAGGTGGCGGACTCAACAGTGCAAACTGGGGTGTCGGCGGAGGAATGCTGACCGCTGGAACACCAACAATGGTGAGTTCTGGAGGAGGCAATTTTGTTCCGTCCGGTGGAAACGGAAATTTAAACGGCTTTATGAGTGGCCTTGGTATTCCGTCTATTATTGCAGGCGCTCAAAACATTGCATCATCAGCAGGCAATGCCCCAAACATTGATCCTGTTACAGGTCGTGACTACGACCTTGAGGCAACACAGCGGGCAATCACGTGGGGTGAAACAATTGGCCGTGGCATCTACAATGTCGGCCAGGCTCTTTCGGCTCCTCCACAAGAAACCTACATTACTCCCGGTTTCCGCAGTGAAGCAGTTACGCCGACATACGACTTTGCGCCTGCTGCTCCTCAAGTTCCTTTGCAACTTGATCCAGGTGGATCAGGTCGAATGGTGTCACCAACTGAAGTTCAACTCTTCAACGAGATGCAACGTGCGCGTTTCGAGGATCAGTATGGTCCGCAGACCTCAGTTATTCCGGCCCCTAGGCCAGTAGAATCAATTCAGCTTCCGCAAGAAGCTGCCCCGCAAGGATCTCCCGGTTTCCGCAGTGAAGCGGCTACTGGAGCATACCAGATCACCCCAGTAAGTTTGCCCGGGTTCCGTAGCGAAGCTGCCCTTGAGTCTTTGACACCCACAGCGTCACAAGCTCCGACGAGCCTCGCAGGCCTACCTCCTGGTCGCCTCGGCGCATTCGATATGCAGACCGCAGTGCAGCAGTATCGCGAAGGTCTTGGCGGAATTACTGTTCCAAGTGGAATTCCTCTTGTCGGAAATGTTGTTGCCGGAAACTACGTAAACGATCCCAATTCAAAGTTCTATGAGACCGACGAACAGATTGCGCAGAAGATACTGAGCAACCTTCCTCTTGCTGGTCTGACTAT